ATGAGTTGTAGGTTCCCCGCATCTTCATGAGAGCAGGTGCCATAAAGTCAGCACTTAGACCAAAGACACCATTCTCTTTAAGGAAGTCGCCAAAGAGACCTTGCATAGCTGCAGTACGTTCAGCTGCAGTACTAGCTCCCATCTCATCCAACTTAGTCTGTGCATAGTTAGGGAACTCAGCAGTGATGATCTCCATGTGAGCCTTGAGGCGGCCATAGTCACGTGCCTTATTACCAGACAAGAGATTGGTAACAACGTTGGGATCTAAGCCTCTAGCTTGGAATCCTTCAGCAATTTGATCCTGTGCTTCACCAGATTGCTTAAGTAGTGACTCAACATTAGATACTGCTTGCTGTCGTTCTGGTGCCAATCCACCAGTTGCTACTTCCATGTAGCCAGCTAGCATATCAGATTCATCTTTACGCTTACGGTATTCAGTAAGACCTTCACTAAGAGTTGTACTGAACTTAGCAAGGCTTTCAAACGTAGCTTGTGCGTTCTTACCACGCTGCAGCTCACTTTGAATTAGCGTCTGTGAGTTTTTACTAATAGCTTCCTGACGCTTCTCAGCAAGCTTCTTTTCCCACTGATAGTTCTGATCACGATCTCGTGCTTCGATGCTGAGCTTACGTTCAAGACCAGCACCATATTCGTCTCTAACCTGTTTAATTTGCCTACGGTTATCCTCCATACCACGTATGATACGGTTGTCTCGTTCTTGCATTCTAGCAAGACCTTCCGTAGGCGCTTTAATGGGATCGAAACCTAAACTCCGGGCGTACCCTCTGTAATTTACTTGATCCATTTTAATGTTAGTTAGTGATTATGCTCCACCTAAAGAGTTGGTTCTACCTCCTAGTGTAAAATCATACTTACTTCCAGAACTACCAATAGCACCAGCAATGCTGGTTAAACCTTGAGTAGCTGCTCCCATCCAAGACCCAGCAGAAGATGCCATAGCACCTTTAATAGGCTTAGGACCAAAGTCAAACTGTTTAGGTTTACGTGGTTTAAGATACTCAGCACGTGGTGTAGTGAGAGGTTTAGGCGGTGCAGGCATACGATCAGGACGTAGCATACGATTAGCTTCTGCTGCAAGATCAGCACCAAACTTATCGTTAGCAATCTTACGTAGAGCAGCTCCTGTATCAGCCTTAGCACTCAACAGGGACTCAGCAAGGATTGCTTGGTTACGACCAAGAGCAGCAAATTGAGCTTGCTCCATCTTCTCTGCACTTCTACCTTGTTGACCTTTAACAGCAGCAACACCTTCAGACTGAAGTGCTTTAATAACAATATCCTGGTTTTGGAATGCTAGTTCTTTGGTAGTATCTTCTAGCTTACGATACTCAGCTTCATTAGCAGCAGCTTGTGCCATCTTATTGAAGGTGAGCTGTTGCTTAAAGATCTGCTCAGACTTAGCAAATTGCTTCATCTGAGAAGCATACTCAAAGTCTTGAATCCTTAAGTTGTACTGCCAATCTTGTAGATTAGTAGCATCCTTAAAGGCAGCTAGTGTTTCTTCATTCCTTTCATTAAGCCGCCATTGCTTTACACTATGCCTATAGTCAGCTTTGGTACTTCTTTTACCGTACCTCCATGACTGCATATTGTATTTATTTTGAGCTGCAATAGCTGCATTCTGTGCATCAGCTTCAGCTTGGCCACTAAGGCCACCCATAACTGCACTACCTATCCCAAGGATTGCACTAATTGGATCCATCCTCAGGTCCTCCTATAGAAGCCAGGTGAGTATTGTCCTTCCCATTGCATAGACACAAGACTAACAGGGAACGGAGTATTTGAAGTTACTTTCATTGTATAGTTGTCTGGCCTTTGATAGATTGGGACTTTATAGATATAACTATCGCGGAATGGTGAAGTATCAGAAATGTAGAAATCAGCAATGCGTGATCCTCCAACACTAGACCACTCAGACCTACTACGGTCTTTGATATTGAAGAATACTTCACCACCAAGACCTGTATAGAATGCCATACGTGATGTAGTAGTAATAGCGGTGAAGTCAACACCTGACTCACCCATAGAGTAATAATACCTAGGAAGGATTAGTTCCATGTTATACTCGTAACCAACATAAATGTAGTTACCTGTAACATTACCAGGAATTGTAAAGTAAGTACCACCACCATCAGATTCCAAAACAGCTACGTTGGTATAACCAGATTGTGTGCCTGGGTTACCTGCTTTAAGAAGACCAACAACAAAACGTACTACCCTAGTTACGTTAAAGTAAGAGGGTAGATACACCTTAGTGACACTTGTAGCATCACTATAACTAGGTGCTGTAGGGGGTGTTGGTGATACCATAGTGTTATCTGTTACTTCACACCATACATCAAGGTATGGATCAACAGTATTACCAAGGTTATTGATAAGACCACCAGTACTTGGTGCAAGTACTAGTTTATGTTGAGTGACTACATAACCTTCAGTACCACTAGTAAGTACATACAGGACATCATTCTGAATAGCTGTGTGCATCACATTAGCAGGAAGCAACCACCTGACCCAGGAGGCCATAGCACGTTCGTCTCCTTGCTCGTAGAACCTATGCAGGTACATATAGCGGGAAGTTCTACCAGAGGCTACCCACAGGCCATTCTGGGCGCTACCAGTGGCTTCTGTGATTGTCTGTGGCATCCACTCAGGTACAATCTTTGTGGTTTCAGCTACACTAGGTGTCTCCCTTTGACCTCTAGTGAAGATCTCAAAGGCTCTAGCCCAACTTTGGTTACGACTTACATAAAGAACAGTAGATCCAATGTCAACAGGTTTGATGTACCTATCGCATTCATAGTTAGCAATAGACCTGATTGTACAATTAGCAGGAGTCCACGCACCATTCTCAGCTTCCATAAGGAACTGTTGGCTATCACTGAACAACAGCAGACCCTGAGTAATCGGTACAACTGAACGAACAGTAGCGGGTTTAATGCTAGCACAGCTAAGATCAATAGGATCAGCTGCAGTGACTGTAGTAGCAGACTTATGGTAGAAGTTGTAGTAGTCTCCAGCTTGAGACATGGAGACGTTATCTTCAGTCAGGAACCCAAGCCTATTGTTAAATAGGAAGATATCTTGGATAGTGTTATCGACAAATGATGGGTGACTATTAGAGTCATTATCCCCAACCAATCGTGGTTCCCACAGCAAAGGAAGCCCATTGATTGTTTCTGAGCCATCAAGGAATGTAGCCCTAAAGGTAAGAGGGCTGAGGCTAGTACGAATCAACGCAACAGGCATTGTATTCTCATTAACACCCCTACTTACATTAGGTGCAATAGTCTCTTCCCAATAACCCTTACCCTTATCCCCATCATCAGCAACAAACTTCAGATAGAAGTCATCTTGAGTAGCTACAGTATTGTTAATCTTAACAACTTGGTCGTGCTTAGCTTGATCTGGTAAACTGGAGAATGTATTAACTGAGTCCTGAAAGGCTCTGATATACCTACCATCAGGGCCACCAGAGGCAGACACATTGGTATCAGAGTTAAAGGTCAGGTAGATGGTATTATCAATAATAGTCTTAGTAGCAAAGCCACTAGTGATAGCATTAGATATACCAGTCATCACTGTACCGATAACTAGGTTACCAGAGTTAGAACTAGGTGATGTATAGGAAAATGTTGTACCGTTAATGGTTACAGAGTAAATATTGTCGTGATCGACAGCAGTTACAACAAATGTTGCCTGTCTTTTAAAGTTATAGGTAGGTGCTGTTTTAGCAGTTACAATCTTCTCACTGTTAACGATATAGGTGAAGTCGTTAATAGTAAGAGTTTTGATACTACGATAGTCAGTAGCAGTTAGGTAGCTTTCAATAGATGCTTGCTTACCAGTTGGGTAAGTAACAGTACCAGCTAATCCAGTCAGCAAGTTCCATACCCTAGGCACACCAGCAGAAGATATAGTAGCAATATACTTCTCTTGGTTATCCCTGAACATACTGAACCATGCTGCAGTGTTAGCAGTGTTAGCAGTAAGGCTTGCCAACCTACCTAGAAACTTACCACCTGGCCGCTTAAGCATACCAAGTGTAATATCAGGGTAGCAGTTAAGAGCATCCTTAACTTGACCCAACAGCATCTTTTCATCAGCTTGTTGAGATATACCACCAATGAAGTTAGAAATACGTTGAGAGATTGCTGTCATCGTGCAAGAGCCTTAAATGGTTTATAGCTGTTATAGAACCCATCACCTTGCCTGAATCCAAACATAGTGTAGTCACCTTCGTTGCATTCATACTCAAGGCAGTTAGACCTGCGCCATGTTTCAAATGAAGCAAGAGCTTGGGTAAGGTTCACATCACCAACAAGACGAATAGCACAACGTGTAGCAGCACGTGATGTGATGTAATCCCTGAAGACCTGCGGGAGATCAGCAAAGTCGTAGTACCAGACTACATCTACATCATAGGTTTTAGTAGTATCCCATACATCAGTATGATGGATTTTATCATAAAGCCTACCATTCCTAACGACAGTATCGTAACTGCTATTAGCTACATTGTCGCTAAGATCTATTTGTAACATACTACCAGTCATTGATAGATAGCCATTAGTATCAGGGGTAAGAGGATACTCAACCTCTCGGTTAAATGTCCACCCCTCTGCCTGTACCTCCCGAGAGACTTGCAGTAAGGTCTCGTAAGCGATTGCAACTTCCGGGTTGATTACAGCTTCGACAACTGAACCATTTTCATATGTAATGGTCTGTGCCTCGATGGTGGTAACAGGCGCCTGACCAATAGACGCCAGAATTTCATTAACAGCTTGCAGCTCAGCCTGAGCGTTATTGGTTGTCGGCATAACAATGATGTTATAAAAGAATTAAAAAAAAGGGACCCCGAAGAGTCCCCTTGATAAACCTAATTAGGCAGCAGTACGGCTGGCGTCAAGTGCCGGAACATCCGACTCAACACCAGAGTAAGAAGTACGAAGACACTGAGTCTCCGAGAACACGCCAGAGGCGGTTGCACCACCGTGGGTGCGGGATACCGAGCGACGAACAGCGTGGTTGTCAGAGACAGCCAGGTTGCCGTTATCAGCATAGGTAGAAGCGTATGCGCCGGTGATGGTGCGGGTAGCGAAGTTAACGTTACCAGCCACACCATTACCGCTAGCACCAGCAGCAGTAGAAAGATTAGCCATTAGATAGTACCTCAGTTGGTATAAGAAACAGTGTCAACACGGAAGGTTGCACTAGTGGTGCCAGCAACTGACAGCACATCACCAACGCGATAGCCATCACCACCAGCAGCAACAGTCTGGCCAGTTACTGCACCATCAGTGACAGTGGTAGTAAGTGTACAACCAGTACCGTTGATGTTATCATCAGTGGTGGCCTTAGTACCAGCAGTTTGACCAGTACCAGGAGTGAGGCGAGTTACGGTAACAACCGTAGCACCTTCACGACCAGGCTCAATAGGAGGACGCATGTAGGAGGTTTCACTAGTAGTGACACCTACACCGTCAACAAGTGCGAATCCCATTAGACTTCTCCCTTATCAGGAGCGAGCCGACTGCAGCTCAATAGCAGCAGCGGGGTTCAGGGTACCGCAGCCCATAGCCAGACGACCCACGATCAGGTCACCCTGGTACATCACGGAGACATCACCAGAGGTGGTCTGCACAGAAGGAGCAATAGCTTCCACAACACCAGCTGCATCCTTGTAGTAGATCAGACCACAGTGGGTGCTGAAGTTACCGGAGTAGTTGTTGTTCTCACCATTGACGGAAGAGATGTTACCAGCCAGGAAGGGTAGGTTGTTGGAACGCTTGATAGTGATACCAGCGATCTCATACAGACCCTCACCGCTGTTCAGGTTACCTTGACTGTTGCCATAGTCACGGTTGAGGATGTTGCTATCCACTTGACTCACGAGAGCGTAGTACTGACGAGGGGACAGTACAGCAGTGCGGCCTTGCTTAGGCAGGTTCTTCTCATCGAGAATAGAAGCAGCCTCGAAGAAAGCGTCAACAAGGGCTTGAGCATCATACTCTTTGTTAGCACCAAGTTGGATCACAGAACCGCCGGGCTCAGGACCAGGAGCGG